ATAATGTATAAATGATTCTTCTACTAGTTGTTAATGTTCCTGTATAACTATCTTCATAATCTACACCATTTAAAATGAAAGGTATATCTCTTTTTGTATCCATTGTTCTATCTTCTATCATAGTAACAGTATAGTCAGGTTGAAAGTATGGAAGTATCTGTTCAATAATCTGTAAACCGTCATCTGAATTAGCAACATAAACACTTAAAGTAAAATTAACATTGTAAGGCACAGGCGTATATTGACTATTCATTTTAGTCGTATCAGCATTTGTTGTTACTTTAGTTATCTTTTGATTCTTATTTAACTTACGGCTGCCGTCATAACTATAACCATTAACTTCAAAGGACATTCGAGGTAGAGTGATTGCCACTTTTGAGTCATCTCCAGTTAAGTCTTGCTGTGCGTCTAATCTAGCTAAAAACTTTTCTTTTGGTGAATATGATAAAGGTACTTTAATATTTTGTAGAGGATTCCCGCTAGAATCTAGTCTCTTAATATTTACATTATTAAATATTGTTCCAAACGCAATAACAGTATTACGAATTTTTTTGTGATAAAAGTGCTCGCCAAACATTATACTATTTTACCTTTATTAAGACCTTCTTTAATAATATATTTTTGTGTGCCATTAGCACCAATATTTACTTCTTTTTTTAGGTTTCTACTTAAATTCATTTCTTTTTTATATGTTTCAGCCTTTTTATGAAATTCTGCAAGTTGTCTATGTCTATCTCTATCCATTAGTAGTCATCAACTTCACCAAATGGGTTTCTTTCGCTGAAGTCTAATATGTCATCAGCTGTTGAAGCAGTATTTGTTCCTGCTTCTGTCTCAAATACTTGACCTTGGTCAGTAGGTGATTGTGTCGCCATTGTAAAGGTCTCATTAATTAAATAATCTATTGCACCAATAGTGCTCTCTAACACAAAAGAACCTACTTCGTTTTCTAAAGTAAACTGGAAGTTCATTGTGTCAGTTGATAGACTATCCTCAACATCATCAATTGTAGCAATACCAGTATCAATTTTTTCTGAACTATATTCAAATCGAGTACATGATAACTTATAAGTTGGTAAAGCACTTTGTTGATAAAATGGTTGTTCGTGTTCTACAAACTGTATTTCAAAAAATGCATTTGTAGTAGGAAAATAAACTAAATCCCCCTCTTGTGGTCTATCAGCAACTAAGTCTGAATTATTACCTACTAGAGTTTCCCATCTTAATTTAGATAAAGTAAATGTAATATCATCTCTTAATTCTAAACCAAACTTTTTAATAATCTCTTGTTCGCCCATATATCCATCAGTATTATCAACATACATTTCAATAATATATGAATCATTAAAAGAGCTTGCAGGATCTTCACCAAAGATGTTATCTTTGTTTACTATCTTTCTCGGTAAGTAATAGACATCTTGGCCGTAAATCTTCAGTTGTTCTATAATTAAATCTTCGTATAGTCTCTGCTCTGAAGTAGTGCCTGTGTCAAAATAGACATTTGTTGGCATTTATTTATCCTTGTTGTATGTGAGGAGGCTCTTCATAATTTAATCTTATCTCTGTTTCTAATTCTTTTTGTTCTTGAATTGCTGTAGAAAATAATTCAGGTCCGTTTAATGTTACTCCTCCTAACATCGCTGTGCCTGAAAATTTTGAAAGATTTTGTCCCCATTGTTTTTTAATTAATGCTGTTGCATATCTTTTTAAATATATATCATCATAGATATCTGCATGGGTGTCTGGATCTAACTTACGGAAAACTTCTATAATTAAAAACTCACCAGCTGTTATATCTGTTTTCCAATCCATATCTATAAACAATCTATTTGATAGGTGGTTAAATCTCATTGGTTTTTCACCCACTAAAATGTGGTCTAAAAAATCTAAATGTCGCATTGTCATTTCATAGTGTACAATACTTGTAGATGAAAAATCATATAGGTCGTTTAATCTTAATTGATATCTAACATCAAACATATTTAAGTTTGCTCTGTCAGATAAAGGAAATACATTCACGACAGAAATTACAGATGAAGGAACTACGATAAAATTATCAGCTCTTTTATATGTAGTTGTAATAGAATTATCTGTAACTGATTCTGAAACGTCAGTTGTCATTCTAGTGATATCATCTGCTGTAACTTGATACTTTAAATACATTCTTTCAACGCCATCAACATGGTATTGAGCAAAATATTGAATTGCCTCGTCTATTCTATCATCTACTTGGTCATCATCAACATTTATATCAATTACAGGTTTACCTAATGCTCTTAAACAGTATTCTTTAAATGTTGCTTTTGTACTTGGAACTGCCATATTTTATTCTTCCTTTTTAACTATTTATAACTATCCTAATGCGACAGCCTGAGCGATTGCAAATCCTTTAGTTGAACCAGTTGTTGTAGTTAATATTGTGTTATCTACATTGATTGTTACGATAGTACCACTAGTGGTTACAGTAGACACGCCTGTGCCTCCTCTAATTGTTAATCTATCTTCATTTGTCAAATTTATTGACCCACTACCCTCATCATCTGCTGTAAACAGAAACGGTGCAGTTGAAACACCTGATATTTGACCATCAACGTATGCCTTAATAGATTGTTGAGACGCAATCGCTGTAGCACTATCAGACGCCATATTATCTTCATCTACAAAACTTTTACCATCTAATATATTTAATTCAGCTGCAGTTGAAGTTACTGTCGTACCGTTGATAGATAGGGCATCTGTTTCTAAAGTACCATCAATATCAGCATTACCTGATATATCTAAAGTTGCGGCGTCTAACTCTCCTGTTAGTGTTATATTTCTAAATCCTGTAACATCTTTACTAGAGTCAACTATAACTGCCTTACTAGCAGTAATTGTACCTGCTGTAACACCATCTAATTGTGCAATCTCGGTACCAGAAATTTCAGAGTCACCTACAACAAGTGTGCCACCTGATAGAAACAATTTACGCCAAGGTCTTGTAGCAGAACCTAAATCAAAAGTTGATCCTGTTGTCGGCATTAAGTCTGCTGATATTTTATTTGTATCTAAACCACCACCAGTAAATGACATTTGTTTAGCAACAATATCCTTAAAACTTAAAAATTCTGTTTTAAGTTTTTCTAAAGAATCAATAGACTTTAAATTTTTAATTTTATCTTTATCTGCTTCTGTGGCAATTTGCATTTCAGAAAGTTGTTTTGAAACTTGACCAATAATATCTTCATTATATTCTTCTACCTCTTTTGGCAAAAGATATTCCATAATTGAAGCTGCTGATTTTTGTTCAGCTTCTTTTACTTCACTATTAACTTCTTTTTCTTCAATGTAATCACAAATACATTCTTCGCCACCACACTTTTCACAAACTTTTACTGCCTCTAATTGTGGTTCTAGTATTAACTCTTTTTTCTTTTCTTTTTTAAGAGTGTCAAATAAACCTTCTAATTCTGTTATTTTCTTTTCGTCTTTTGCTACCTTTTCTTCTAAGTCTTTTTTTTCTTCAGCAATACTAGAAAAGAAAGTACCTAATTCGGTATCAAAATCTACAGGAACTACTTTTTTAATTCCTGTTTGCATTTTTGCCTCTTGCAATTGAGCAATTTGTTTTTCAATATCTACATCTATTTCAATACCAACCTCTTCTTGAACTTCTTGAATTGGCAAGATACCTGATAAAAAATTATCTGATTTCTCGTTATCAATATATCTCTGGGTTGGACTTATAGTCATAAGTTATCTACTTACACTTGGTGTTACCGTTGCTCTTCCTTCAATTCGTCTAGTAATTAAACCAGATGAATCAGTTGTGGTTAAATCCCAAACATATCGACCTTCTGAAAGTGCACCTGTTATAGCGTCTGTTAGAGCTATAGAACAAGTACCGTCAGTTGCACTTACTTTTGCTGTGGTAAAAGAAGTTGAAGAACTAGCAAGGTGTGTTTTCCTTAGCGTAGCATTGATTGTTTCATTTGATAAATCGACTACTGTTCCTGTTGAATCTTTTACTGTTAATGTTTCAGTATAATCACAATCTTGGTCGATAGTAATATTCTGTATTGTTGCCATTATTCATTCCTATCTTTATTGTATTACTATTTATAATATATTGAGAATTAATAATTACTTAAAACTATCATTAAAATCATGCCAAGTACTTGACTGTTTATCTTGACCTATCTTACCTTGTAACATTACATTCCAAGAAATACTTATTCTATTTCCGTTCATTTTATTTATAGGTACCCAATGTGGTAACCATGCAGGAAATATCATCATTCTATTTGGTAATGCCTCATATTCTACAACAGTTGCGTTATCTATTGTTCTCTCAGCCACAGGATCAATAACACTTGCACCACTTCTTGGGTCTTGAAAAATAATATTAGGTCCGCCTGTTAAATAAAATACGCCACTTAATATATTATTTGAGTGTGTATGGGGTGGATGCATATCACCAGGTTCTAATACATTTGCCCATACATCTGTTATATCAACCGTGTGTGCTTGATATTTCATTTGATTACAAAAATTAATACTACATATTCTAATTTTTTCAACCAAGTCATCAAACTCTTTGTGTTCATATAATTTATTAATTTGAAAAGTTCCTTGTTTTTTATTATTTAAAATCCATTCAATCATTGGTTTTAAATTAAGACCCATGTGGTCTATCATTAAAATATTTG